AGGGCTTTTAGGAATAAGCAACGCAGTGTTAAAGTAGGCTTGAATGGGCCCTACCAGCTTGGTGTCTGCTGGGGTGTTAATTACATAACTTGCTTGCCCATTAACTATGTTAATAGCTGGAATGGTGTACTGCCAATAGTAAGTTCTTTCACAAAACTCAATACAAGCCTGTTTAATTGCGTCAATAGCAATAAATTCAGATGCATCAGGTACATATTGCAGTACTCGAGGCAAAAACTCGTCGTAAGAAACAGAAAAACCGTATGCTTGGGTCATGACTCAGATCCTGGTTTGCTTGGGTCTTTTGGAGCAAAATTTTGATTTGGGCTATTAGCTAACTCAGAAGTTGACTTAATTTGCATAGAAGCCATAAATGTAGACAAGTATCCGCTTGCAAGCTGTAATCCTGGAGCATACTCTGCATCTTTACTACAAGCCCGATAAAGAATGTAGTCCAATAGAACTGGCTCAAAAGTATCACTAATTGATATTACAGTACTTTCTGAAGTAATCATCGGAGGTACTGGAGCGTAATTAATTTGTACATAACCCTGACCATTGTTAGGAGGGTATACATAAAACACTGTCTGATCTTGTTGATCGAATATGTAATGTTTTGGAACTGCAGACCTTGCGGCTGCATGCCAAGTAGGGTTAAAAGAATCAATTAGTTCTCTAGAAGTTACTCGAATTGCACGCCCTGGCGTAGAGCCATTTGTGCCCATGTATCGAATAAGTTCTAATAAAGTCCATCCGTCTGACGGAATATTCTGTCTAGTACCTGCAACTAATTGAACTGTGCTGACTTTATTAGTCGCACTAGGGGACATGACAACAATTTGTTTCTGCCCTTGATTAAGCCAGTCTAGTAATTCAGCACGCGACCAACGAGTATTACCAACGTCAGTTAACTGAATCGCTGCTTTGTTAATTATGGATTGAGCGGTAATTGTTCCCATAGTCCTATTATATATGGAAGAGGGGTATTACCCCCTCTATTTATTACGCTGAAAGAATCGAATACCAGTTAATACCATCAGCTGATACAAACATTGCATTTTTGGTCGTAGCGATAGATAAACTACCGTTTGAAGTACCATTCATTGTTCCGCCAACAGGAGCATAAACCAATAAAGCGTTTGCGCCGCCGTTACGGACAATAACACGAGCAGCGGCAGGAATGGCCAAAACAGCGCCAGTACCGGATGCTACAGTACCAAAAATATTAGCATCGGCGGAAATAGCTAAAGCATCTGCTTGAGTGGAACCAGCGGCAGTTAAACCGGAAGTAATATCACCCAAACAAACTTGCTCAGCCATTTCTCCCCACATGCCTAAAGAAATAAGCTTATTTTGAATCGTCATACAAATCTCCTAGATTAGAATAGGGGTGGGGGGTGTCCCCACCCACCTATCATCAGCTATTAACCTGCTGCTTGCAAGAGTGCCAAACCATCGGCTTGAACAACTTTGTAACCGTAGACGTTTAAGCCACGGATCAAAGTGCCGAAGTCGTTGGGGTTCTGTAAGCTCTCAACCTTAGCAATTTGTGA